GCGGCCGATGTGCGTGAAGACGGAACACGCCCACACCCAGGCGAACTGGTCGGCCGCGAACCGCGCCAAGTCGTCCGGCCCGTCGATGAGCAGGGCAGGCACGCCACGCGCCGCGCAGTACTTCACGGCCGAGGCCGAGATGTCCACGCCCATGTACGTTTCGGCCATCGGCAGGAGTCGGCCGGTCCCGCAGCCGACATCCAACAGGCTCGGCACGGGCAGCAGGATCCCCAGGCGACGGCAGACTTCTCGGATGTCCGCACCAGCCAGCGCGTCCGGCGAGGGGGCCGTGCCGAGGCCGGTCATGCGCTCAACCTGATCGACGCCACGATCCCAGTACGCCGCGTTCACGTTGGCCACGCTGTCACTCCTTCGGGGAACGTCGGCTGCCGCAGGCCGCAGACTTCGAGGACCGTCCGCAGCCGGGCGGTGTAGGTGTGCGGACGAATCCGCGCCCAGCACGCCAGCCGAATCGCCTCGGCCTTGTCGGGCTGCGCGAGCAGGTCCGTGATGAGGGACACGCACTCGTCTTCGCTGTGGAAGACCGGCATCTCCGGCACGAGCCGGTCGGCTTCCGGACGCCACTCACTCACCACGAGCGCTCCGCAGGCGAACGCTTCGTAGACGCGGGGATTCAGCGAGGTCGCTGGCACCTTCTGCGTGTTGAAGTGATGGGTCTCCCGGAAGACGTTGAGCACAATGCGCGTCGACTGGTATCTGGCCGCAGTCTCGTTGGGCGCGACGTTCCTGGAGACGCAGATGCGTGACACCTCGGGGCTGGTCCACGCCCCGCCGATGACATAACCCAGGAGGCCCGCCTTCACGAGCGCGGCCAGATAGCGATCCCGTGTCCGGTTCCCGCCGCCGATGAAGCCGACAGGATAGGGTCGCGGGGCAGACGAAGGGGTGTGCACGTACGGGTCGTAGCACACCGGCAAGTAGGTGGAGTGTTCGTGCCGGTCCAGCGTGGCCGGGTCCGACAGGAAGGCATGGGTGAAGTTGGCCGAGAACCGGCTGGTATCGTCGACCTCGTAGGGTTCGTCCAGCAACCAGATCGCGGAGTGGAGATCGCGGAAGGCGTTGCCGTACCGTCGCGCAAACTTCCGGCCGTGCACGACGAAGACCAGATCCGGATGGTGCCGCAGGATCTGCTCGTCCAGGTCTGACGCGAGGCAGTCGGCGTGCCGGTAGTCGAGGCCCAGTTCCGAGGCGGCCGCCGCGAGGCCCCGCGTGAAGACATCCCCGCAGGAGAGGAACTGATAATCGACGCCGAAGACACGTAGCCGCGGCGTCATGGCAACGCCTCCGTCAGCGGCAGCCGAGGGAAACACTCCAGGGCCGTCGCGCGGCTGGCGTTGATGACCTGGACCCCGGCGTGCTTCAGCGGGTCCACCATCGTCGCGATCATGGCGCGGAACAACGGATAGGGCGAGCCGCCCCGCAACCCCTGTGGGTGGTTCCCGAACCAGTGCGTCTTGTTCTGGTCCGGGGCGTCCATGTCGTAGCCGAGCAGGATGATCCGCTTCGCGCCGAAGTGGACCGCGAGGTTGATCGCGGCCGCGCCGCTGTTCCGGCCGGTCCGCAGGCCGGTCGGGTCGGCTTCGATGCCGGTCTCGCCGGTGTTCCGCAGGACGGTCATGCCCGGGAACACCGCCGCGCTGGATTCGAGGCAGAACTTCAGGCCGGGGAAGTCCGGCACGCCTTTGTGATACCTCCACCACGCCGAGTCCGATCCGATCAAGGCGTCGGCCCACGGCGCGAGCCGCCACGAGTCGTTCACGGCGATGACCGTGGCTTTGCCTCGGCAGTATTCGACATCGTCCGGCACGAGACTGGGGCCGCTCGCGAGACACACGACGGTGCCGCCAGGACAGAGCGGTGGCACCGGCGTCAGCAGCGCGGCAGCGGGGGAGCGACTTACCACTTGCGGCCCTTCTCATCCATCTGCGTCAGGTCGCGTCCGGCTGGTCCGGCTTTGCCGTCCGGCCCTACGTCCCCATCGCGTCCAGGTTTCCCGTCGCGTCCGGCTTTCACGGCCAGCCGCCAGCTTGTCGGACCATCCCCCGGCTTGATGCCCTGCGTCTGAGCCTGGGCGATCCACCAGGACCCGCCCCAGGTCACGCCGTCCCCGGCATCGTAGGCGGTCTCGCTCTTGTAGACGCCGCGATCCAGGACGACCGGGTAGCGCAGCACGCCGCCGTCGATGAGGCGGTCGCTGTCTTTGTAGCGGAGGTCGAAGCCGCGTCCATCGTCATGCGGCACGACCTTCACATTCTCGAGTGTGCCGTCGCTGCCGTCGCGTCCGTCGCGGCCGTCCTTCCCGTTGTAGCCGTCGGCCCCATCGTGGCCGCTCGCGCCGGTCATGCCGATGCCGCCACGTTCCCCGACTGGCCCCTGCGGTCCGGCTGGTCCGAGGATGCTCTCGCCGTCTTTGCCGTGCAGTCCAGGTTCGCCGCGCTCGCCCACCGGCCCCTGTGGTCCGGCCGGTCCTTCGCGTCCGGCTGGGCCTTCCGGTCCGGACGGTCCAGGCGGGCCCAGGAGCGATTCGCCGTCCCGCCCAGGTAGACCATCAGCCCCGTCCTTCCCGCGTTCTCCAGGCACGCCCTGCGGTCCTGGCGGTCCTTCTGGTCCCGGCACCGGTTCCGGCGACGGCCCGACCGGTCCGGATGGGCCAGCCGGTCCAACATCCCCGGCCGGTCCTACCGGTCCAGGCTCCCCGGCCGGACCTGGAGGGCCAGCCGGACCGGGACCGCCGTCGCTGCCGTCACGACCCACGACGGTGAGGCCCGTCTGTCCGTCACGCCCTGGAGCGCCGTCGCGTCCGTGGATGACCGGCCGCGCTTCGACGGCCGCGAGCCGCGCCAGCACCGGCGTCAACGCCACCTGAATCGCAGACGCCACGATGTCGGCCAACTGTTCCGGATCAAGCGGCATGGGTGAACCTCTGCACTTTCGCCAGCAACGCCGCCTGGAAACGCTCGGTCGTGTCGTCCGGTTCCGGCGGGTCATCCTCCGCGTCGGAGGCGTCATCGTCCGGCTCGGGCGGATCGTCCGGGTCCGGGGGCGGGGGCGGGGGCGTGGACGCCGGGGCCGGGTCCTGCGTGTCGCGCTTGTTCAACGCGGCGAGCGAGTAGTTCTGCTGTTGCAGGTACGGCGTGTCGCCACCTTCCACGGGGTCGGCGTTCAACAGCAGCCGTCCCTCGTTCGGCTTCATCACGCCGCAGCCAATGCCCTTCGAGATGTAATCGATCATGGTCGCCGAGTCCATGCGCAGCAGGTCGGCGGTGTTGAACTCCGTGCCGTAGGGCTTCGGCAGTTCCAACCCTTCATCGAGGGACAGTTCGAAGGACTCCACGAGCGTCTGCAAACACTGCGTGAAGTACTGGGTCGAGAGCGCCTGAATGTTGTTGTAGGTCGGAGCCGGACCGACGCCCACCATGTACGGCGGCACGTGGTAGCACGAGCAAATCTTCTCGTCCGTCCACCGCAACTGCCCGATCAGTTCCGCGTCCTTCGGATCGACGCTCATCTTCTCGTATTTCAGGCCATCGCCGAGGACCGCAATCTTCCCGGCGTTCTCCCCGGAGAAGTTCGCGTCCCAGTACGTCTTCAGCCGGTCCGCGGCAGGTTGGCTGATGGCTCCGGGGGCCGTCAAGACGCCGCCGGGTTTGCTGCCATTCGCAAAGAACTGCGTCGAGTTCTCCTGGATCTTCACCGCCTGATACGCCGCGAGGCCGCAGGCGTAGATGGGCGAGAGGCCCACGAGCGGGTGATACAACGCGTACATCGTGTCGTGGATGATGTCGCGGGCAGGCACCGTCACGCTGCCTTGCGGCAAGTTCGCCAACAGGTCCGTCGACAACTGGTAGTAGACCGACCCATCGGGGGCGACCAGGACGGTGACGCGCTGCGGGTCCAGGATGTAGAGCGCCGTCACGACGTTGCGGTTGTCTCGCTGCTTCAAGACGTAGGTGTTCCCCCACAGCAGCTTCGAGGTGAGCCACTGTTCCACGAACTTGATCCGGGTCTGGTAGCGGTTCGGCTTCCGGAGGACCGGCGAGAACGACGGGTTCTCCGTTTCCGTCCAGATGTTGTTCGCGTTCTTCTGCACCAGCCGCAGGCCCATCTTCCCGACGTCGGCAGAGATGAGCGTCACGCACGCAAACACCGTGGGGTTCGCGGCCACGGACACCAGATCGATGTTGACGTTCCGCTGCCACGCCCCGGCATAGGACTCCCGCAGCAGCGGCCACCAGCCGCCCCGCGCTTCCAGCGGCGAGAGCGTGGGCAGCGCCTTCGTGCGGACGACCGATAGGCCGAAGAAGGGAATATCCATTAGGACTCCGGCTGAAGGTCACGACGACGGTAGGTGCGTTTCCGCTTGGACCGTTCGGCGTCGGACGGGTCCGGCTGCACAAACTCGGCGGCGTCCTGGTAGGTGAGGGCCGCAGCGTCAAGCGCGGTGGTGTGGAAGACCGTCCCGGCAGGGATGGCACGGCCGGTGCGCAACACGAGCGGCCGGCGTGCCCGAAGCTGTATCAGGGTCGGCATGGGCCTCGGCAGGACAAAGCGCAAGGGACCGGACTCCGCGCCCGGTCCCCTGCGGAGGTGTTACGCCGAGTACGCGACGCCGTCCAGGTAGGCAACCGCAGCCGCCCGACGGCGCTGCCAGTTGATGAACCGCTCCGCACGCAGGCCGATGGCGTCCGACTGCCACAGGCTGACCATCGTGGTCGCCACGGGGGCATCCGGCGATCCGGCCGACGGCGAGTTCGTCGGGTCCGTCTTCATTTCGAGCGACGCCTCGCGGCTGGCGTCGATGACCACCTGCCCGTCATCCGACAGGTAGATGTCCGACGCGTTGACGAGGATGAAGAGCAGGTTGTCCGGCGACCCACCCAGGTTGCAGTACTGGGACGCGATGACCGGGAGACCCTGGAAGGTGCCGCCGTTCATGTTGATCCCGGGGAACTCCTGCTGACCGAGCGCGTTCGTCATCAGCGAGAGCGCGAGCGCGGTCGTGTTCGCCATGATCCAGACGCCGTTGGTCGGCGTCAGGTTCGCGGCGATGAAGCTGTTGAACAGCGTCTGCACGTCGGTGCGGACCGCGGCGGCATTCGTGCCGCTGGGCGTTCCGGCCGAGAGGCCGTTCGTGATGCTGGCCGGGGAGACGTCGGCCACCAGCGCCTTCGTCGGGTCCACGAAGTCCGTGTCCAGCCGTTCGATGAGCGCGGCCGCGAGCGCATCGCGGACCAGCATCTCGGCCGAGGGGTTGGAGAAGCGCACGAGCTCCTGCGACAGTACGGCGATGTTGGCGACCTTGGCCCACCCGAGCTTGGTCGGGGCGAAGTCGAATTTCGTGACCGGCTTCGGGGCGGCCTGTCCGACCCAGTATCCGGACCCGCCCGTGGTCTGCCCGAGGATGCGGACGTTGAACGGCACGCGCCGCAGCGACGGAATCCCCGCCGCGCCGAACTTGCCGATGATGGTCTGCGGCCGCAGGAACTCCACGAAGTCCCCGGCGAACGTGGGGTACTCCGGCACGAGCGCCCCGGCCCAGGTCGGGTCGGTCGTGGTGCCTGCGGTGACCGCCGCCTTCAGGATGGTGGCGATGCGCGGCTGGTCCGGATACCGCTGCTTCGCGATCTCGTAGGCGGTGTGCACGTCGCCCTTCGCGGTCATCAGGCACATCGCGTACCGCGCGAACTCGATGCCCGGGGGCAGCGCGTTCGGCATCGCGATGACGCCGCCGCGCGACTGCGATCCGGCGGTGGGGTCCGGCGCGACGACCGGCTTCGCGGCCTTCACGTTCGCGGCTTCGAGCGCGGCGAGCCGGACGAGGTGCGCGTCGATGTTCTTCACCTCGGTCTCCAGCGTGTCGTACTCCTCGGTCTGCGTCGGGTCGAGCGTCTCGCCCTTCTCCCCGGCGACCGTCATCAGATCGGTCATGCGTGCGGCCTTCGCCTGCCGCGTGGCTTCGAAGGCGGTGATCTGTTCGGTGAGCGTCTTCATGGGTCCTGGTCCTGTCTGTCGTGAACCCGTAACGCCGGGTGTGAGGTGAACGACGGTCCTGGCAACGCCGGACGCGGCAACCGAGGACGCATCGAGTGACTTGATCGTGTGAATCGTGGCGCTCGCATTGGCGGGCACCGTCACGAGGGAGAGTTCGAGCACTTCCGTCTTCAGGAAGTGAATCCCGCCGTCCTTCATAAACGCTTCTTCGAGCGCACGAAAGCCGATGGACACCCCGGCGATGAGTCCGGCCTTCAGCGACTGCCACGCTTCGTCGACGCGGTCCTTCAGCGTGCCGGGTTCGTCGATGGCCGGAATCGTCGCCACGAAGTCGATGCCCTTGGTTGAGGGCTTCGCAAACTGCACGCGACCGACCGGCTTCGTGGTGTTGTGGAACAGCAGGAGGGGCAGCGGGTTCTTGAAGGTGACGCCGAGGGGTTCGACGATGTCCCCCATCCGATCCGGTTCAGGAGTGGTGGCCGTTCCGGTGATCGTGCGTGCGACGGAATCGACCTCGCGAACGTGAAGCAGGGAGTAGGCACGGGTTCGCATGGCGTGCCTAGTGTGTACGCGCGTTCACAGCCGCGTCGATTATTTGATAGGGAACTACTCAGGTCTGATGCCGACGACGAGCATCAGGACATCTCGCGCGAAGGTGCTGATGCTCTGCTTCCGCTGGTCAGCGAGGGCGTTGAGCCGGTCGTAGACCGTCGTCGGCACCCACACCGACAGCGTCATGCCCTCGCCTTCAATCAGTTTCGGCCGCCCACGCTGACGGATGACGCACTGGACCTGGACCGGACCAGGACCGGCCGGTGAACCGGCGCGGTCGTCCACGCCACCGGACCGGGACCTACCCACGACCGGCACCATAGATGATCGCTTGGAACTTCGGCGGCGGCGGGGCAGCCGCATGACGCTCGCAGCGGTCGATCGCCATGAC